AGGAACCCTAGGCACAAATCCTTGATCTAGGCACCCCAGCACGTCAGACATCAAGTGCAGGCCCATGGGGGCCAGTTGCTCACGCCACAAAGACTCAGGCGTATCGCCCGGGCTGATCCAGCACCAGTCTTGCGCGGCAATGTCGCCGGTGTCCGCGCCGTCATCCAACCAATACACCGTGCCGCCCGTGACCTTGTCGCCCATGTGGATGGCCCACCTGACCGCGTCGCGGCCTCTATGCCGAGGCAACAGGCTGGGGTGGTAGCCCAGCGCGCCATAGCGGGTTTTGGCCCTGGCGCAGGCCGTGACGAAGACGTGCGCGTGGGCGCACAGGATCAAGTCCACGCCATCGGGCACCCGGCCAGCGTCAAGCCGATGCGGCACCTGGCACAGCGGCACCCCGGCGTGCGCGGCCGCGATGGCCAAGCGGTCATCCATGCGGGGGGCGCTGACAGCGGCCACATCGTCACCGCGTGCCAGGCACATCTTCAGGGCCTCGGCCCCCAGCCATTTCTGGCCGACGATCATCACGCGCATGGGGCGTCTCCCAGGTAGCGGAAGCCCTGCACAGCCCTGAAGTGGCCACCGTAGCCCTTTGGCGTGGCCTTGCGCCCCAGCGCGGCGTCTGTCTTCGCCATGCTGATCATGCTGCGCAGCTTGCTCTCGCCCACCAGGTGGGCCGACACCTGCGTCCACCGGGCGGACCGTCGCAAGGCGCTGGCCAGCCCAGGGTGGCTGGTGTGAAAAAGCGTCAGCATGGGCTTGCTGTAGCGGTTATGGCCCAGCCGCCACATCTCGCACACCGCGTCCAGGAAACGCAGGCCCACCCCGGCCCCTTGCCATTCGGGCATGACCACCAGGCGGCAAGCCCGGGCCTCCCTCATGCCCGCCCGGGTGCTCACGGCCACATGGGCTACCAGCTGGCCGTCGACCGTGGCCACGTAATTGGTCGCGGCGATCATCTTGGGCAGTTTCAGATAGTGATGCGTCTCAAATGCTGGCCAGTGCTGCCAGTTGGTTTTCCACAGATCCACGTCAATGCGCGGCCGCCGCCAAAGTGACCCCCGTTTGAACTGGCCGGTGCCTGTGTCAAACACCCAATCGGGCCGTACCCAGTCCAGGATGTCGTAGTGACAGCTCAGCAGCACCGCCTGGCCCGACGTGCGTCGCCAAGCCTTGGCAAAGGCTCCCGCGCCGATTTGTGCAATCTGGCGGTCGACCACGCTGCTGAATTCGTCCAGCACGGCCCGCGCGGGGGCCTCGGCGATCAGCCTGGCCAAGTTGGCGCGGAATTGCTCCCCATTGGAAAGCACGCCAAATGGGCGCAGCCAGGTGGGCACACTGCCCAGGCCCACGCTCGACAGCGCGGCCGTCACATCGTCAAAACGGCCATCGGGCGTGATCGCGTCGATCACCGGCGCGTCGGTTGGCCAGCTGGGGGCATACAGCGCCTGGTCACCCCAAAGATTGCGGCCCATGCTTGTTTTGCCGGAGCCGGAAGGCCCCACGATCACCCCGATCTGCCAAGGTGCGGACTCCAAATCCAGCTCGGCTTCAAGCGTGAAATTTGCCCCCGACTCGACATTGAAAAGCGACTTGACCCGCTCGGCGCGGTAGCTGCTGAAGTCGTCACAGCGGTGGTGGACATCAATTTTCATACGCACACCACCTTGACCTTCAGGGACAGCTTGGTCAGGCGTTTGAAAAGTGACTGCTGGTGCGCCTCATCGTTGCACACCACCACCAAGCCATACTTTTGGCGGTATTTAAAACCGTTTTCACCGGGCCTTTTGACGGGCATTTGAACGCCCTTTGAAGCCCGTTTGTTGCTCACTTGCGTCATCGATCACCCCTTTGGGTTTTGACGCTCTGTGGCGTTCTGGTGAGGGGCTCAAGGCCCTCACATCATTCAAAGCGCCACACCTGGCGCACTTGATTTGGACTCTCTCAAAATCCGCACGGGCCAGCAGCTTGCTGCAAGCCCCGCATCTGACATCTTGCATGTCGGCATCTCCGATAATGCCCCGGCCTGTACAGGTGGCGGGGTCTTCGGCCAATACCGTGCAGCTCACGGTGGAGGCGGGTGTCAGGTGTGTTAGCGCACGCCGGGCACTCGCCCTGTCTTAATTGTTTGGCAGACCGCTCATGCCTGGCCACCTGGCAAAGCAAATGCGGGCAGCCCGTCAATGAATGTCTGTAAAGGGGGCAAGGCCTCTTGGCCGGCCAAGACCCGCTGCAGCAGTGCGTAGGCCTGGACATTGCACGTGTCCATCCACTGTGCGTAAGCCAATCCCTCGGCCTGGTACGGGCCGGCATAGCCAGCCCTCAGCGCAAAGGTGAAACGGTCCGTGTAACGGTGGGCTTGGGCCACGCCGTCGAGGTGCGCGTCAAGGGCGGCTTCGTAGCGCTTGATGGTGGCCGATTGCTCCCGCGCCTCAAGCTCGGCCTGCAGCAAAGGGTCTGCAACCCAGGCCCCGTTAAGCCACGCATGCGCCTGACTTGGGCGGGGAAGCTCGGTGGCACCCACTTCAGTCGGTGTCTCTCCAATTTCGGTGATTGAGACTTGCGAGCCGTCCACCGTGCTGAAAAGTGCCACGCCTCGGTAGTCGGGCTTGACCTCCCACTGTCCAGAGACAAACACGACGGTTTGTCGAGCCGCGACTGAAGGGGGTGCAATGTCAGTGGCATTTGCGGGCATCAGGAAAACACCCGGCTCAAGAGGCGATTCATCGGCTTGAGATTGGGTGACAAATTCGCCGGTGCTGGAGTTGTAGCTGTAGATGTTCATGTTGTCCTCAAAATTTGATGCAGGCCAGCAAGGCGATATTGCGGGGGCGGGTCTCGGTGCCGCCGGAAGAAGAAGTGGCCCACTGACCCGTTGTATTCCGCCCGGGGTAAGTACCGGTCGGAGCATTTGTGCCGGCAACATCGTTGTAATAGCCGGTCTTAACATCGAATTGATGGGTATGCGATTCAAACTGGGCGGCCTGCGCGCTACCAAAGGCACGTCCAACATCAACACCTCTTGCGTCATCCCAGCCGCGCGCAAACTCGCCCCGCAGGTCAGGAAGCGCAAATGTCGTGCTGCCGTCCCCGTTGCCAAAAGTCGTGCCGATTGCCGCAAATAGTGCCGCGTAAGTGGTGCGAGAAAGAAGGGCTCCGTTTGCCTTGATCCAGCCAGATGGGGGAGAGTTGCGCGCAAAAAGTCCAACGGCACCAGGCTCTGTGGGACTGACATTGAACTTTGCATTCAAGGCCGCCAAAAGCTGGCCGTTGTTGGCCTTGTTCAGCGCGAGGCCGGCGTCGGTGATCACCGCCACAAGCTCGCCTTGAATGGCGTTGAGCCACTCTGGGGTCACCACTGTCGGCGCGCGCCCCGTAGCGACGTCTTCGGCCGCAAATTGGTTGTTGAGATGGCCGGGGCCGTCGATCTTATGCATCTATAAACTCCCCACCGCTTTGGGTGATGTCGATGAAAAAAAGAACCACATGCGACTGCTTGAATGTGGCCAGTGCTTCGCGCAGCGCGGCCAGATCGGCCACCGTGGCGTAATAGCTCACCAGCAGCGCATACCGTGCCCGCTCGCCCCACAGCCGGGTGCCTGCGGGGCTACCGGCCACAAATGGTCGGCACACGTCCACCACGGTGGTGGGCACTGAAAAAGACGCCCCGGCGTTGCTCCAAAGGCGTGACCCGGCTGCGGACCCGGCGGCAAATGCAGCACGTGGGACCAGCTCGCTCACCCCGGCCTGCGAGGCATCAGCCACGGCGCGGTAATCCGTCAGTCGCCAGCTCAGTACCTTGGGCTTGTGCACTTGCACGGCGGCGTCTAACAATGGGTTGACCTCGGCGTCCGCGCGGGCCAGCTCTTGAGCGGGTCCAGACAACAGAGCGTCACCCAGCCCACCTTGGCCCCAATCCCACACCTCACCTGGTGGCATCAAGGCGCGGATGGCATTTGCAAAATCGGCGGCGCTGTGTTGCTCAAGCTGCATCATTTTTTTCGCTCACTGCCAAGTCAAGACAGGCGGTGCAAAAACCTCGCCCGCTGCGCAAATCAAGTCAGCCACGGGGGCCACGCGCACGTATTGCGTCGTCACGGAGGCCACGGCCGCGTCCAGCTCGGACAGCAGCAGCGTCGCGCCGGCCGCTTGCTCGGCAAACACGGTGCTGGTAATGGCCGCTTCAATCGCCGCGCGATTGCCCGCTGTGTCCACAGTGGACGCCAAATCAAGCGTCACCGCCACCGGGCGCAGGGTTGGGGCGGCGACAGAAATCTCGGGCATGACCGGCGCGCTGGTCAGCAGCTTGGCCAACACAGCTTCAAGCACCGCCTGGCTGGGTAGCCGATTGGCCAAACCATTGCAAATCGGCCGGACCAACACCGTCCCAATACCGGTGGTGTGCGTTTGCACCAGCGCACCCGTGACCGATGGGTGTCCTGATTTGGCCCAATAGGTGTAGTCGGCTGCACGGCCGCCGCGTGCGCCCACGGTGGTGACCGTCTGCCATTCGTCCACCACGCGCGCGCGCCAATCTTCCACTTGCTCCTCGGCCGCGCCGCCGGTCAGGCCCTGCGCCGCCACCACCACCGGCCCGCCGATACCGGCCAGTGGGTCCACGAGCGTTAGCTCAGACCCGGCGGGCAGATTGCTGTCCGCGCCTGGCGTTTCGCCCACCACAGATGCTGTGCCGGTGCCACCTGTCAAGGTGACCGCTGTGGTCACCCAGTAATCGTGGCCATTGACACCGCGCAGCACGGCGTCTTTGAGCAGTGTCGCGCCTACCGTGCCGGTGAAAGTCACCGAGCCACTGGCCGCTGTGGCGCTCAAGCGCGTCACGCCATAGAGCGTCGCCCAATCTTGGAGGCGGTCCTCGTCGCACGCGAGCGGCGTGCATTGCGCGTAGAGCCAGTCCAGATGCCCATGCTGGCCATGGCATGCGCGGGCCCAGGCGGCGCTCAGCGGCTCGCGCAACACCGCCGGCATGGCCGCCAAATCGGCGGCGATACGGGCTAGCAGCTGCTCGTAGCTGGGGCGGACATAAGTGGTCATCGAGGTGTCAGGTTTGATGAATCAAAGGGTGACGTTTATCAAAAACGCCCGCCCATTGTGTTGGCCGGTCACACTCAGGTGCACCTCGGAAACGCTTCCCAGCCCCGTGACATCCTCCACTTGCACATCGCTCAGCGACGGCTCGCCAGACAGCGCCTCTTGCACCATGCGCACCGTCTCTAGCCGGGCGTCATCGCCCAGCGCTTGGCGGCGCACATGCCACAAGCCTGTGCCGGCCGTCGGCCTGGCCCACCAGCCGCGCGCAAGAAAGCCATCTGCTTCGCGGGCCGCAGGCGCTCGTGCATCGGTCAGCAGCACCGCATACACGACCGTGGCCACGGCACCGGCCGGGTCGGACGGGTCATCCAGCGCCACGTCAAACCCGCCGCCCGGCAGTCGTACCAGCTTGATCATGTTGACACTCCTCCGGTGCTGCCGCCGC